TCATAATAAAATTTTACTTTCCTCATAGTTAGTAAAGGGTGGGGTTTTGCACTCCAATGTTTCCCCACCCACCTAGATACATTAATGATGGCCTTGAAGAACGTATCGCTTCGGAACGAGGGTCGTTAATATGGAGAATATTTAATGAGAACATTAAATGATTATTTTGTAAACGCAGAGATAGAAGATATATCTACTGCATCAAGTACGTTTGTACCAATACCTGATGGTGGTAGAGTAATTAAAATTATTACTGCACTACAAGGAGCTATTGGAACTGCAAATGGTGGTATTAGTTTTGAAATTGGTGGCACTGCTATTACTGGTGGTGGCATTACAGTAACTCAATCAGGATCAGCAGCAGGTGATGTTGACACAGCAGAACCTACAGCAGCTAATAGAGTTGAAGAAGATGGTTCTATTGAAATGATTACAAATGGAGCATCATCAAATGCAGTTAAACTATTAGTAACATTCGTAATTAGGAGATAAGCATGGCAAATTGGTTAGGTGGTTACAGAGTAATAGCGAATCACACAAGAACGACAAGTAGCTCATCAGCACAAACATCGGCTTTCAATGATAGTATTGAATATGTAAGAGTAACAACTACTGGTCCAGTATTTATTGAGTTTGGAGCAAATCCTACAGCAGCAACTGCAACTTCAATATACATGGCAGGAGATGAATCTATCATATTTAAAATAGATGGTGGCATGAAAATGGCAACCATTCACGCTAGTGGAACACCTACTGTTTTTGTTCAGGAGCTTAGTGAATAATGAAAAGAAGGCTAGGAGATGGCGAAACCTTTCATTTTTCAGAACATTCAGGGGAATTTGCAATACAATACAAATCCCCTGATTTGTCTAAATTAATACAAAACAATAAAAGACTACAAGAGGAAGATCATCACATGAGAGATGACTTTCGTTTATGTGCTAGAATACCAGTAATGGTTGCACAAGAATGGAAGATTAAATTTGGAATTGATATAAACAAAAAACAAGATATGAAGGCTATTAAGAAATTACTTAACAGTCCTGATTATAAATATTTAAAGACAACTAGTAGAGTAATATAATGGCAATATCAACATACGCAGAACTCAAAACATCTATAGCAAACTGGTTAGATAGAAGTGATTTAACCGATGTTATTCCTGATTTTATTGCTTTAGCTGAAACAAGACATAAAAGAGATTTTAAGATTAGAAGAATGGAAACTAGGGTAACAGCTAATACTATAGCTGATACTGAGTATTATACTTTACCTGATAATTATATTGCTATGCGTAATATAAAACTTAACACAGATCCTAAAACTCCTTTAGAGTTTTTAACGCCTGAAATAATGGATAGATTACAAGCAGGAAGTAGCGTGGGTTGTCCAAAATCTTATTCAATTAAAGGCAACGATATACAAATTAGACCCATTCCTGATGGAGTTTATGAAATAGAAATAGCTTATTACAAAACATTTACAGCTTTATCAGACTCTAATACTACAAACGATATGCTTACACATCACCCTGATGTTTATTTATATGGTGCCTTGGTTGAAGCAGAACCTTATCTACAAAATGACAAAAGAATACAAGTATGGCAAGCATTTTACGATAGAGCCAAAGAAGATATTATAAAATCAAATGAGAGAGATAGACACTCAGGCACAGCACCTGTAACAAGAATTGACTACGGATTATATTAATGACTACATGGACTATAGTTTCTACAAATTCTACAACATGGAGTGTTATACAAAATACATCACAAGGGTATTTTGAAACAGAAGATAACTTAGATTTATTAGTAACAGAAACAGGATTACTGTTTCAACAAGAAGGGGGAGTTGTTATAGCTCCTGATGACTGGCAAGATGTTCCAGCTACAGCAACTACAACATGGACTGAACAATAAATGGCAACACAAAAATTTAGTGATTTAACAGCAACAACAACCCCTAATACAGAATCTGTATTTGCTATCGCTTATTCAGGTTCTAACTTTAAGTTAACTATTACAGATTTAGCAGCTAACTTACCAGCAGTTACAGCAACCAGTTTAACCACTTCAGGAACTATAACAGGTGGTGGTGGGTTTATCGGAAACCTAACAGGTAATGTAACAGGAGCTGTAACAGGAAATGCAAGTACAGCAACAGCGTTAGCAACAGGTCGCACAATAGGCATGACTGGAGATGTTACATGGACTTCAGCATCTTTTGATGGTTCAGGCAATGTTACAGGAACATCGGCTATTGGCACAGGGGTTATAGTCAATGCAGATGTCAATACAAGCGCAGCAATAGATGCCACTAAAATACACGATGGCACAATATCAAATACAGAATTTGGATACTTAAATAATGTATCATCAAACATACAAACACAATTAGATGCAAAAGCATCATCAAGTTATGTACCTACTGCAATTACTGTTGCAGATGAATCCTCAGACACTACTTGTTTCCCCTTGTTTACAACGGCAGCGACTGGGGATCTAGGTCCAAAGACAGCATCAGGATTAACTTTTAACTCAAGCACAGATGTATTATCAGGAACTTTTGCAGGGAATATTACAGGTAATGTAACAGGTAATACTTCAGGTACATCAGGATCAACCACAGGAAATGCAGCAACTGCAACAGCATTGGAAACTGCAAGAAACATCGGTGGCGTATCTTTTGATGGTACAGGTAATATTGATTTACCTGGCGTTAATACAGCAGGTAATCAGAACACAAGTGGAACAGCAGCTATAGCTACAACAGTTACAGTAGCAGACGAGTCGTCTGATACCACATGTTTTCCTTTATTTTCAACAGGAGCAACTGGAGATTTAGCACCTAAGTCAGGTAGCAATTTAACATTCAATTCTAGTTCAGGTACTTTAAGTTCAACAATATTTGCAGGTTCAGGTTCTTCCCTTACAGGTGTAATTACAGAAACTGCTAGTACAGGGAGTGCCGAAATACCTGTAGGAACAACAGCACAAAGAGATGGTTCACCTGCAACTGGTATGTTTAGATTTAATTCTACAACAACAGGATTTGAGGGCTACGATGGTAGTGCTTGGGGTTCGATTGGTGGTGGGGCATCAGCAGGTGGTGCAATTTATGAAAACACTAATAGCATAGATGCTAATTATACTTTAACAACAAATACTAACGGCATGTCAGTAGCTCCAGTTACTGTAGCTGGGGGTGTTACAGTAACAGTACCAAGTGGTGCTAGGTGGGTAATAATTTAATGACAGTTAAAATTAATGCAGATACATCACATGGATTAAAATTAGAATCTGATACAAGTGGTGCTATAGATTTTCAAAGTGCTGGTGTAACAAAAGCATCATTAGATGCTTCAGGTAATTTAACAGCTAATTCATTTGTAGGTAGTGGAGCTTCTTTAACAGCTTTACCATCTGCTCAACTTACTGGAGCTTTACCAGCTATTGATGGGTCATCTTTAACAGGAGTTGGTGGTGGTGGACTAGCAGTAATAAGTGCAGTCAATGAATATAATGCTAGTGCTAATACAACATCATATTCTTTTACAGGATTTGATTCAAGTTATGATAATTATTATGTAATTATTCATGGCATATCGCAACAAGGTGATGGCGATTTACAAATGAGATTTTTAGATGATGGTTCTGCTCTTACAAATTCAGATTATAGACAAACTACTTTAGGTTTAACGCACAACAATTCAGAAAAAAGAATTACTACAGATGCAGCAGATAAATTTACTCTTGTTGAACAACAAAAAGGTGGCGACAAAGACCCAATGAATGGCTTTATGTATTTTAATAATCCTGCTGGTGGTAGATGGGATTCAGATTCTAATGATTCTAAAGGACAAATATCACCATCATTTGTTTATCAAATAGGTGGAGAGGGTAGTAACGGAACATCAAGAATTGCACAAGGTCATGGATATATTAATGACACACAAGCAAATACTTGTAATGGATTTCAATTGATATTTGCAGGTGGCACAGGTGCATCAAAAATTAACATGACAATTTATGGAGTTGTGAGGGCATAATGGTAGCAATAGTAGATAATAAAGGAACAATTACAACTAGAGAAGAAGATGCTAAAACTTTATCCGATATACAAGCAACTAAACAATGGTATATAGATAATGCTTATATTCTAGGAAGAACAGGAGATACTGGTAGTAACTTTTATGACTCAATAGTAAACCAACTTGATATGTTATATAAAGATATAGATGCTGGTAAACTTGGTGATAACGCAAAAACAGGTGCATGGTATTTGCATATTAAATCAGTTAAAGACAATAATCCAAAGAGTTAGGAGAATAATTAATGGCAAGTATAAAAATAGCAGGTGATACCTCAGGAGAGATTACACTCTCAGCACCAGCAGTAGCTGGAACTAATACTCTTACTTTGCCTACAACAGGAAATATGGTTGGTAAACATTCTATATGGATTCCAGCATCAGCTATGTATCCCAATACAACTAATGGTTGTGCTGCATTAGCACAGGTAGAATTATCTAATGGGCCTGAATTAAAAGTTTTAGATTTTGATGCAAGTGCCGATGAAAACGCACAATTTACAGTAGCATTTCCTAAACTATGGAATGAGGGAACAGTTACTTTTCAAGCATTTTTTACAGTAACAGGCACAAATACTGGAACAGTAGCATGGGGCTTATCAGCAGTAGCTATTGCAGATAATGACTCTATTAATACTGCTTTTGGAACTAACGTAGTAGCAACTGCTAAAGCTCATAGTGGGACATCAAATGATTTAAATGTTTCTGCTGAAAGTGGTGCAGTAACTATTGCTGGTTCTCCAAGTGTAAATGAAACTTGTTATTTCCAATTAATGAGAGATGTATCAGCAGACACTCAAACAGGTGATGCTAGATTAGTCGGTATTAAATTATTCTTTACAACTGATGCTTTAACAGATGACTAGGAGATAAAATGTTTGGTTATAGAGTACTTGGTTTTGGTTCATTTACAAGAGAAGACGCACCTACATTTGAAGTTCTAGTAGTCGCTGGTGGTGGCTCAGGTGGAGCAGATGATGGTGGTGGTGGAGGAGCTGGTGGAGTTGTTCATCACACAGAAAAAGAATTAGATTCAGGAACAAACTACACAGTAACGATTGGTGCTGGTGCAACAGCTAGTCCAAATAATTCAACATTAAACTCAGGTTCTAACTCAGTATTTTCAGACATAACTGCTAATGGTGGTGGTGGTGGAGCTGTACAATTTGTTGCTGCTGCTGATGGTGGTTCAGGTGGTGGAGCTAGAAGAACTACCAATGTAAATAATAACGCTGGTTCAGCAACACAAGGTGATAGTGGTGGTGGAACAGGATATGGTTTTGATGGTGGCTCAACTACTGGTGGATTTTCCAATGGTGGTGGTGGAGCTGGAGAAGCTGGTGGTACTGACGGAAATGGTACTGGTGGCGATGGTAGAGATTTTTCATCAAGTTTTGGAACATCTGTAGGAGCAGATTCAGGATACTTTGGTGGTGGTGGAGCTACTGCTGGAGGAAGTTCCCCTGCTGGAGCTGCTGGAGGACTAGGTGGTGGTGGCAATGCTGTATCAAGTGATTCAGGTTATCCACAAGACCCTGGCAATGCTGGTACAGCTAATACAGGTGGTGGTGGAGGTGGTGCAGGTGACGCTGCTGCTCCTGGTGGAGCTGGAGGGTCTGGAGTAGTTATTTTAAAATACCCTGACACAGTTACATTAACAATAGGTGGTGGACTTACAAGTTCTACATCTTCTTCAGGTGGCTTTAAACAAACAGTGTTTACTGCTGGTTCTGACAACATAAGTTTTTAATATGGCACATTACGCATTACTAGATTCAAACAACATAGTTACTCAAGTTATAAAAGGCAACGATGAGAGTAGCGATACTGATTGGGAAGTTTATTATGGCAACTTTCATGGTTGTACTGTAAAAAGAACTTCTTACAATACTTTTGGTAACACACATACTAAAGGTGGAACGCCTTTTAGAAAGAATTTTGCTGGAGTTGGATACACTTATGATTCAACAAAAGATGCTTTTATAGCACCTAGACCAAGTGATACAGAAGAAATTACTTGGATATTTAACGAAACAACTTTCCTTTGGGAGGAATCATAATGGGATTAGAAACAGGAACATATATATCGGACTTAAATAGTTCAAACCCAGTAGCTGGTGACCCAGTTAATGAAGGCGATGACCATATAAGATTGGTAAAATCTACAGTTAAAGCAACCTTTCCAAGTATTACTGGAGCAGTTACTTCAACGCACACAGAATTAAACTTACTAGATGGTGTTACAGCAAATACAACAGAACTTAATTATGTAGATGTAGCAACGCTTGGTACAGTAGAAGCATCTAAAGCGGTAACCGCTGATGCTAGTAAAGATATTACAGGAGTAAGAAATCTAACTGTTTCAGGAACTTTAACTGTTGGATCTAATACAGTAACAACAATTCAAGCCGTATATCCTGTAGGATCTATTTATATAAATGCAGCAGTATCTACTAATCCTGGAACACTATTAGGTTTTGGTACTTGGGTAGCTTTTGGAGCTGGTCGAGTTATAGTGGGTTTAAATGCAGTAGATAGTGATTTTGATACAGCACAAGAAACTGGTGGTGCTAAAACACATACATTGACTATAGATGAAATGCCATCTCATAATCACAGCGTAACAATGAGTACAAGTGATACTGATAATAATAATTTATCAGAAGGCGATACATCAGGAACTTCTAGTTTTACTACATCTTCAACAGGTGGTGGTTCAGCACACAATAACTTGCAACCATACATAGTTGCATATATGTGGAGAAGAACTGCGTAATGGCAACATTTCAAGTAGGCCCACCAAAAGGTTTAAATAAAGATGTTAATAACACAGTAATTGAAAAAGAATATTTTTCAAATGTTGAAAATGTTAGATTTGAAAATGGTGCAGCTAAAAAAATATCAGGGCATGACAATCCTTTTCCAGTAGCTAATCCTACAGTAGCACCTTATCAAGTATTAAACTGGGCAACAGGTCAAAACAATTATTGGTTTTATGCAGGTACTGCTAAAATATACAGAACAGATGGATCAACCCACACAGAGTTTACAAGAACATCAGGAGATTATTCTGTTAATTTAACAGCAGTAGGAAACTGGGATGTATCTATTTTTAATGGTCTTCCTATATTTAATAATGGAGTTGATGATCCGCAATGTTTAGCTAACACAGGGGCAAATAATTTTACAGATTTATCTAACTGGCCAGCTAGCACAACTTGTAAATCAATAAGGCCTTATGGCAACTATTTAATATCTTTAAATTTAACAGAATCATCTGTAAATTATCCTAATAAAGTAAGATGGGGAGATTCTGCTGGCAACCTAACTTTACCTAGTTCTTGGACAGCTTCAGCTACAAACGATGCTGGTTTTGCTACTATTGGAGATAACGGAGATTTTATTATTGATGGTTTTCCTTTAAAAGAAGCCTTTATAATATATAAAGAAAAAACTACATGGATTATGAATTACGAAGGAGGAAATAATGTTTTTAACTTTAAAAAATTATTTAGTGACACAGGAACTCTTTCAAAAAACTGTGTAACAGAGTTTAACGGAAAACATTTTGTTGTAACAAATGGAGATGTTATTGTTCATGATGGTGTAAAAAAAGAATCTATTGCTACTAATTTTGTAAGAAGAACATTATTTGATGATATAGATAGCACAAACTACGCAAACACTTTTGTAACTCATAATATAAAAAAAGGAGAAATATGGGTTAGTTACCCTAGTGTTGGTTCTACTTTTTGTAACAAAGCATTAATTTGGAATTATAAAGTTAATTCTTTTAGTTTTAGAGATTTGCCAGGAATACTTGGAATTGGTCTTGGAGTGGTTAGTCCTACTTCAGATGGAAGCACTAGTATTTTATGGTCAGGTCAGTCGCAAAGCTGGATAGCTTACAGCACAACTGAATCATGGGGAGAAAGAGCCTACAATCCTACAGAAACTTCTATGTTAATGGCAGGCACAAGCGATACAAGATTGTATAGAGCAGATCAAGGATTTGATTTTGCTGGTTCTAATTTTACTATGATGTTAGAAAGAAAAGGTTTAGTTTTGGATGGTAACACAAATACTGTAAAACAAGTTAGAAAAATTAGTCCTAAGTTTAAAGGAACAGGAAGTGCTGAAATATTTGTTGGTAGTTCAATGAGTCCTAATGGAACTTACGAATATAAAACCCAACAAAGCATAAATCCCAACACGCAAAATAAAGTAGATGCAAGAAGCACAGGAAAATATATAGCTATTAAGTTTCAAAACACAACTGGAACTACTTTTGAACTAAACGGATATGATATAGAATATGAGGTAATAGGAGAAAGATAGTGGCTCAAGTAGTTAAATATACACCTAACCCCGTACCAAGCAGTCCTGAAGATTTACCACAATATTTGTTATTAGAGTTTCAAAAAATACAATCTGCCTTGCAGGAAAACCCTATTAATTTTATAGAGGTTAAAAATGTAGTTCCAAGCAGAATAAAGCAAGGAGATATAGTGTATGCAGATGGTACAAATTTTAATCCAGGAAGTGGCGAAGGAATTTATTTTAGAAATGCAGCAGGAAGTTGGGTGAAATTAGGATGAATTTTATTACGGGTATAAATTCTAAAACTATAGATATGGTTTGGGAAGACTGTGTTCCTTTTATATCAAAAGCAGAAAAATTTAGTCAAGCAGAAATGAAAGCTGAAGATGTTTATGGAAAAATAAAAGATCAAGATATGCAATTATGGGTTGTTTTTAATGAAGAAACAGAAATACTTGCCGTTATAACTACTGAATTAGTAAACTACCCTAGAAAAAAAGTTTGTAGAATAGTCACTTTAGGTGGAGATTTTATGGATGATTGGGTCGAATATATTTCTGTAATAGAAGAATGGGCAATAGAAAATAATTGTGAAGCTATGGAAACTTTTTGCAGAAAAGGATTTAAGAAAAAATTAGAAACTTTTGGATATGATGAAACATATATAGTTCTAGGAAAAGAACTGACAACAATGCACTAATAGGAGATATTTATGAGCATGGGCGGTGGCGGAAGCCAAACACAAACAACTAAATCAGAGCCTTGGGAAGTACAACAACCTTATTTAAAGGAAATTTACTCCAGCGCTCAAAACCAATTTCAAGGTGGGCCTTTAGAGTTCTATCCTAATCAGACTTATGCTGATCCTACGGACACTCAATTACAAGCAGAACAACTACAAAAAGATGCTGCTTTAGGAGCTTCTACAACTTTATCAGGATCGTTGTTACCAGCTTTCCAACAACAACTACAATCTCCAAGTCAAATCTTTTCCGACCCTATGTTTCAAAATTCTTTAACAGCTGGATTAAGGCCTATTGAAGAAGGTATGCAAAGGGGTTTAACGCAAGCCAGGAGAGGAGCTACGGCAGCAGGACAGTTAGATGGAAGTAGACAAGCTATTTTAGAATCTGAAGTTTTAAAAGATTATTTAACTAAGTCTTCAGATGTTGCATCTAAAATGTATGGTGATGTCTATGGAGATATTGCTAGAAACCAAGCAGTAACACTAGGTCTTGCCCCTCAAATAATGGGTTCATTAGCAGCTCCATCACAACTACTAGGACAAGTAGGAAATATAGAGCAAGCAAGACAACAACAAGCTATAGATGATTTAAGAGCAAGGTTTGAGTTTGGTCAACAAGCTCCAGCAATGTCGTTGAACCAGTATGCTAATTTAGCAGCAGGTTCAATTATACCTGGAACTACAACACAAACAGCACCAAAACAAGGTGGGAATCAATTAATGGGATTAATAGGAACAGGTCTAGGCTCATTCTTTGGCCCAACAGGTGCTGCCATAGGTGGTAGTATAGGTAGCTCGTTATGATAATAGGAGATAGATAATGGCAAGTATATTTGATGATTTAGGACAAATGTTTAGCATGGATGACAAAACATCACGACAAGGTTTTACAAATCTTTTTAAAGATGATCCTAACTCAGGATTTTTAGATACCATGGCTAGAGAAGCTGAAATAAAAAGAAAAGCAAGAGAAGAAGCTATGGCTAAGTCTAATATAGCTGCTGGGGGAATTAATCCTAATAATTCTTTTAATGCTTTTCAAGGCACATTTCCTCAAAATATTAATTCAGCTGTAGTAGGAAAACCTGACCTTGGAGTTGATTTTTCAACAATGAGAAATGTTAATACAGCTATGCCTAGAGTACCGCAAGATCCTGGGATGTCTTTAAGTCAAGCATATGATACATATGGTTTAACAGGTATGGCTAAAGGGTTATTTGGTTTTGGGCAAGAATCAGGAGCTGGAGTTCCTGGAGCGGAAGGAGCAACCATGATGGATAGGTCAAACATAATGGATACTAGACAAGGTTTATTAAATGCTTTGCCCGATGGTTTAAAAGAAAGATATACACAATTTAGTGAGGGGTTTGATAATTTATCACAAGAAGATGCTTTAGCTATGGTGGATGCTTTTGAAAAAATGACAACACAAGAACCAGCAAAATTTTCAGCTGTTAAAATGGCTTCACCTACAACGGGATATAGGATACCGATAGAAAACCTATATAACAGAGGTCTTTTGAAGATTTAAGGAGAATATAAATGGCGGAAAGATTTGAAACATTATTAAAATTAGGACTTCTAAATCCATCAGAAATACCTTATACACCTGAACAATTAGATGCTCTTGAAAGTGAAAAAATAAAACAAAGTAAACAAGCATCTGAAGGAATGGGTAAATCTAAAGGCCCTATGACAAAAACTGGAAAAAATCTTGATGGAAGTCAAGGTTTTAGAACTGGGTCAAATAGGCCAAGCGCTCCATCCCCATTGTCAGCATATTTACAAAGAGGTTTACAAAGCGGCAAAGGATTACTAGGCACAGTAGGAAGAATACCAGGAATAGGTTTATTAGGTAATGCAGCAAGGTTTGCAACAGGCCCTATAGGTTTAGGACTTACAGGTGCATACATGGGAGCTAGAGCATTAGGTTATGACCCGCTTGATCTTAATACTGAAGCTCCAAAAGCGCCAACACCAATAGGTTATGATGTTAACAGAGATACTCCTAAAAGTGCGCCCGAAGCAAGATTTACTCAAATGTTTAATCCTACTTCTCAAGCAACAGGAAAAGAAATTATTAATGCAGCTTTAATGAGAGCCGCTCTCGGACAAGATGTTGGAAGTGTTGGTAACTTTAGAAACAAATTTTCTACAGGCAAACAGGCTCTTGAAGCAGGTAAAGAAAACTTAGGCGAAGGAGCTGATATTAGAGTTTCTCAAACAAAAGATGGAGATTATGTTTACTCAGGCGGACAATCAGGTAATCCATTAAATAGTATGATGAACGCTCTTACAGGAAGACAAACTATAACACAAGAACAATTTAATCAATTACTGCAAAAAGCTAAAGAAAAACTTCCTAACGAAACAGAAGAAAAACTTTTAGAAGCATTAAACAAAAAATATATAGTAGGAGAATAAGTTGGCAGAAATAAACTTAGATTTTTTAGATGAAAAAGATGATGAAATAAATTTAGATTTTCTAGATGAGCCTAATCTATCTCCAGGCGAAGAACAAAAAAATCAAACAGCAATTTCAGACCCAACTTTAGGTAAACTAGGAGCTGGTTTAGCAACAGAGGTTGCTATATCGGAAGCTGGAAGAATGGCTTCTTCTTTTTTAGGGCCTGTAGGATATGTTGCTGGAGCTTTTGCTTCAGGTGTTGCTGGTTCTTATGCTGCACAAAAAATTACTAACCCTGATGATATATCAGAGGGAAGATTGTTAGCTGATGGTCTTATCAATTTAATACCAGGAATGAAAGCTGCAAAAGGAAAATCAGTATTAGCAGATGCAGCAATTAGACAAGGTTCTATAGGTGCTGCAATAGGTGCTGGAGGAATAGCTTTAGAAAAAGGAGTTGATGAAGGCCGTATGCCAACTATAGAAGAATTACAAGGCGCTGGAATAACTGCTGGTGCTTTAGGTGGTGCTTTAGGATTATCAGGTGCAGCTGTTAATAAGTTTCTTAGAAAGTATCAAGGTGTTGAAAACAGAGATTGGAGAAATTTTGATTTAACAGCAGACCCAGCTGATAAAACTTTTATGGACAGAGTTAGAACTCTTAGAAAGAAAAATAGAAGCGCAGAACAAGAAGCGTTTGATGAAGGTCTTCTTGCTGCTAGAGAAAGACTTGATGATGCTTCAATAAGACCAAGAAGACTTCAAGATACTTATGGAGAAGGGCAAGGTAATCTTGGAGATGGTGGCCCTTTAAAAGTACAAGAATTAGAAGATAAAACAGGGTTTTGGACTAACCCAAAAGACAACTCAAATATATTTGGTAGAGAACACCAAGATTACTATGCTAATAAAAGAACAGCTGAAGGTAAAATGGATTACCAAATGGAAACTATTTTAAAAGAAGAAAAACTTTATTTAGATGAGCTTGGAAAGATTGGCGCAAGAACAAATGGTGCTAGTCCTAAAGAAGCAACAGAAAGTATAGATCAATATTTACACGCAAAATATGCTGTAGATTATAATAAACTTAGAGGTGATGGACAGTCAGGCATGACCACCTCATCAGCAAACGATATTATTAAACAATTTGAAGGAGCTGGTTTACAAGATTTATATAGAAATCCTATAAAAATTTTAAAAGATCAAAACGCAAGAGCATCTAAATTAGTAGTTGAAAGCGGATTAGTTTCAGAAGCTCAAATGAAAAAATGGAGAAAAGAGTATGGAGATAATTATGTTCCATTAACTAGAGTCCTAGATGGGGATCGATCTCTTTTAAAATCACAAAATCCAAACGAAGTTAAGTCAAGCGGTATATACGATGATGTAGGTAGTGATGCTCCAGTAAGATCAATAAAACAAAACATACAAGAAAATCTTGCAGATGTAATTAGAAGGGCAGAATTAAACAAAGTAAACCAATCTTTTGCTAGGTTAGTAGATGCTAACAAATTAGAAGCTAACGCAATATTAAAACAAACAAATAATAAAAATTATACTGAAGGAGTTGGTGGTAAAGATTCAACATTAACTTTTTACAACAAAGGCAAAGCCTATAATATGGAGTTTAAAGATAAAACTCTAGCAAGAGCATTTAAAGGCGCACCAATAAAAGATATGGGTGCAATAACTAAAGGCATTTTTAATATATCTACAAGTATAAACAGATATCTTGGTAGTATTTATACAAGGTTTAACCCTGATTTTGTAATACCTAACTTGTTTCGTGATAGCTCAGAAGCTACTGTAAACAACATGGCAAGGATGGGAGCTAAATCAGCAGCATCACTAAAGTCTACTTCTAACCCTTTTAGTGTTTTTGACAAAAAAGCTATCTTCAACAAACTAAATGGCAGGCCACCCGCTAATGCACAAGAAGCAGAAATACATAAAATGTATGATGAATTTAAAGAAGATGGCGGAAGTGTTGGAGGATTAGGAGCAACAACTCAACAAGAGTTAACTGACAAAATAAAAGATATAGCTAAAACACTCCAAAGCGGAACACCTGATTCATCTTTAAGAAAACTAGGGGCTTGGTTTGATAAAGCTAATAATATTTTTGAAGATGGTACAAGATTTAAAACTTACATGATGGCAAGAAGGGCAGGTTTTTCTAGAGGAGCATCAGCAATATCTGCAAGAGATTCTTCTTTTGATCCTAGATTAGGAGGTACTGATGTAGGATTAATTAGAGCAACTTATCTATTTGCTAACCCAGCAATTCAAGCTAACAAAGTTTTTCTAAAAAATATGTTTAACAATCCTAAAGTAGCAATACCAGCGCTTGCGGCAACCACAGGATTACTTTACAACCTTGATAACTGGAACTCATCTATAGAGCCTGATTGGGAAGAAAAACTTAAAACAACCACAGGAAGTAATTATACTAAAAACAAATCATTGGTAGTTGTAACAGGGGTAGATGAAGAAAGCGGTAAGCTACAGTATGTAGCCATGCCTATTGGTTATTCTATGATACCTTTTAAAGTTATGGCAGATTACACTCAAAAATCTTTTAGAGCCGACACGCCTTTAAGTAAAGAATTTTTCCGTGATGCTTCGTTAGATATTAAAGATCAATTTATTGAAGCCTATAATCCTGTAGGAGCATCTATTGTACCTACTCCTTTAAGAGGATTTTCAGAATTAGCTTTTAATGAGGATGGTTTAGGCAGAACTATTAGACCTGAATGGCTTGAAAGTAAAAACATGGCCGCTAAAGAAAAAATGTATTCTTGGACTATGGATACTAATGGAGGAGAAATGGCTTTTGCTTTAGCAGAAACAGCAGAAGCATTAAATATGGAAGTTTCCCCTGAAAGTATTAAACATTTATGGAAAATGTTTACAGGTGGCCCAGTTGCTACTGTAGACAGATTAGTAGATGCTACAGTAAAACTTTATAATGGAGAGGAGCTTAAAGCTAAAGATATACCTATTCTTCGTAGATTTATGGGAGAAGGTTATAAAGAGAAGTTTGAACAAAGAGCAGGTAAACTATCTGAAATAGAAGAATTTACAGAAATAGACAATACCGAAAGAGCAAGAGATGGAAGAATAGCAAGTCAAATCTTTAGACAAATAAAAGATTCTCCTGAAGAAACTCCTGACATATTACAAAGGTCTATGACCGAAGGAATTTTATCTGAAAGTGTTTTAAAAAGATTATCAAACAAAATAAAAAATGATAGATTAAACTTAACACCAGCAGAAGCAAGAGCAAAACAATTAAGTGTTCCTAGAAGGGCGCAATATTTATTAAGACAAATGCAAAATATGAGCTTAGATGACTTGCCTAAATATATGCAAGATCAAAGTAACAAAGGTTTGCTTACCAAAGATGTTGCGGCAGCTTTATCCCAGTTAGATGAATTTAAAAACTTAACATTGCAGGATTTAAAATGATACCAATGGAACTTATATCAATGCTTGGCTCTACTGTACTAGGTGGCGTTATGTCTATCATGGCACAGAAAGGACAAGCCGAAGCTGAGAAACAAAAGATGCTGATGCAACGTGCTGGGTTTGCAGCTAAACAAACTGACAAAGCTCGTGATGTTAAAGATGCACATACTAAGCATACTCGTAGATGGATAGCTTTAATGTGTGTATTTAGTATTATTGTAGTACCTATTATTGCTCCTATCTTTACTGATGTTAATGTTATCTATCAGATAGTTACCGAAGCAGATAGTGGTTGGTGGATATTTGGCTCTACCTATGAAACTTCAGTATGGAAAGAAGGCAATTCAATTTTTATAACAAGTCTACAATCACACACAATATTCTCAATTATTGGTTTATATTTTGGTGGTTCTTTAACTAGGAAGTAATATGGTAGCTAAGAAATATCAAAGCAAAACTGGTGGATTAAACGAAGCTGGTAGAAAGTTTTTTAAAAGAACTACAGGAGCTAATCTTAAAAGACCTGTAACAGGTAAAGCACCTAAAGGCTCTAAAGCAGCAGGAAGAAGGGCTAGTTTTTGTGCAAGAATGGGTGGTGTTAAAGGCCCAATGAAAGATTCTAAAGGCAGACCGACAAGAAAAGCCCTAGCACTTAGGAAATGGAAATGTCGCAAATCATAACTAAGCAATGCTTATGGGTAATGCTGGTTTTGATATTAGTCTATGGCGTAACTGATGCAATAGGTGATGTAACAAGTTCAGGCAGCACCACTAATACGCAAAGTAATAATGCTGGGTCAAATACTGCTATTACAGGTGGGTATGAATCGAGTACTACATATCAATCAGGTTCTAGTTCTAACAGCACAACAAATAATGAAACCAATAACAGCACAAATACTAAAACTGCTGTAAACCCCTCTAATGCACCCAGTATGAGTGTTTATGGTCAAGATAGCTGTGTTATACCACTTGCAGCAGGAATGACTGTAATCGGCTTCTCAGGCTCTTTTGGGAGCTATTATACAGATCCTAACTGTGAAAGAAGAAAGTCTGTAGCTGTATTAGCTAAACTCGGCATGAAAGTCGCAGCAATATCATTAATGTGTCAAGATGAAAATGTATGGGAAGCTATGATGAACGCAGGTACACCATGTCCTATTGATGGATTAATTGGAGAAAAAGCTAAAGCAAGATGGATTGAAAAACGTAAACAAGAATTAACAGGAGCTACTCAAACTAAACCGAGTATGACTTGGAATGATTAGAGCAATACTACTATCTTTAGTGTTAACTGGTTGTGCTACACACTCAGTTACTTTAGGCCCAATGACAGTTTATGGGAGCAATGAGCAAGAAATATACTTGCCTGAAAGACAATGAGATATTTAATACCTTTATTATTTCCATTAATGGTTCTAGCAGACAGTCAAACTACTGGAAATTTAATTACTAATGGTAATTTTAATAATGGAACTACAGGTTGGACATTGCAAGGAGATGCACAAAGAATAGGAGATTGTTGTCCTGGTGGGCATGATCTTGAGTTTGGTGATAGTGGTTCGATAGAACAATCATTTAATCTTACATCTGATGTTATAACTCAACCTATGTTAGATAACGGAATTACCCTTAACTCATCTGTTGAAGTACAGAATGGAGAAGGTGGCGTAGGTGGTTGGGCAAGTGGTGCTACTGATACATTTACAATAAGATTACAAATAAGAGATAGCAATAATGAAATATTGGCAACAGCTAGTCAAACTAGGACAAATGTTACAGGAATCAATGGTAAAGATTTCCAAGATACTTTATCGTATACAGGGGTTAATAGTAACATTGGAAATATTTTTATTAGTGGGATTGATGGCGATGCTCCTGCTAGTCTTGGTGGCCCTAACGTAGATAACATATCGGTTACTATGACCTATGATGATACTGTATTGTCAGATACACAAACATCACACATAGCTACTACCTTTCAAGAAGTAGAAGAAGTATTATCTACAGAAATAGAAACAATAGAATTTATACCATTAGAAGAAATAGTCTTTGAAGTGTTTGAAGAACCTGAAATGGTTGCACAAATATTTGAAGAAATATATATTGAAGAAATAGCTACAGAAGAAATTAACACAGGTGTTGTTGAAGTATTTGCAGTAGCTATCGAAGAAGAAATTATACCTATGGAGATTGTATATGAAGAACCAAAGGCCATCGAAGCGTTCACAACAGAAGTCGAAAGTTTTGAAGAAAGAATTGAAACAACAGAAAATTTCAGCGAAACAGAAATTGAAGAATTTGCAGAAGAAATTATCTCCGAAGAAATTACAGCAGAAGCTCCAGTCGAAGAAGCTACCCCTGAAACTGTGGAACAAACTGAAAGCAATATTTCTGAATCTGAAACAGAAACTACAGTTGCTTCTGAGGAAGTAAATGAGGTTAACGGAGAAGGAGAAACAGGAAGAAGTGAATCAGGAAATGGAGGAGCTGAAACAGTTGCTCAAAGAGAAGAAACCCTCGAAGGCCGAGATACTGAGGTGGAAGAAGGCAGGGATCAAGGAAACACTACAGTCGATACTCAAACTATTTCAAT